ATGCGATTGCCTGCGCTGTCTAGTGAATTATCGTCATTGCGCTTGCGAACCTGTATTCGCACGCCATTTGCGCCGACCACGTTTGTCGACATAATCTGCAAATATCTTTTGGCATATGGATGGTTACGGCTGATTTCGCGGCAACGATCCCGCAAAACGCGCAATGATGGCTTAATTTCGCTGTCCGCCGATCGGCTGCTAGATACAAAATCACTGAATAATCGGCCAGTGTCAGCCCCGTGAAACGCCCGAACCGCCTTGCGTGGCTGGGGCTTCGCTTTGAAAAAGTCAAAGATGCCCATAGTTAAAACCTCACCAAGATGGTTTGACTTGACCGATAGCCGTTCCGCGCATCTTCTGTGCGGCGTTCCTTAACATATTCTTTGCGGTAAAAGTCACGCGCTTCGATCAAATCTTGGAACGACATTTTTGTCAATGACCGCCCGTTGATGCTATAGCTAGAAACGTCAGCATCAGCCTTGCCTTGCAAGATGCTTTCAATCTTGGCGATCATTATTTCAGCGTGCGTGCGCGGGTCAGCCCCATTTACGTCCAAATCTTCAACGGCTGTAAATGTGCCCGTCTCAATTACAACGCGGTCGCCAGTTGCGGTCTTTGTGACCTCTAGCTGCCAGTGATAAAAGCCAGCGACAAATGTTGCGCTGGTCGCGCTATCAACCTCAAAGACATATGTGCCGTTTAATTCTTGCGCCGCAACCTTGATTTCGGTGCTGCCACCGCCGGTAATGCGTGCGACGTATTCCATAGAATAATCGGCAAGCGGATAATCATCCACAAGATCGGTGCGTTTCCAAAGCAGATAATCGCCAATAACGATCTTTTGCGGCTGCTGCCCGTCTGGGGCTTGGTCTATATCAAATCTATTTGCCACGGCACGCCCCCTGCGTAAAGAATGATTGTTTTACTGGACGTTTGTTTTTCGCGTGACGCCCTTTGCGCCGGATTGGTGGCTTTTCAAGCCGAATGATCTCTGCAAACTTTTTAGCCATTATCGCCAACTATTGACAAAGCCACCCTGTTTAGGGCGGCGTGCAAGCGGGTTTTGCTGTTGCGGCTTTGGTTGTGTTTCTGGTTCCGGCGCATTAACGACCCTATCGGCAACAGCATTTATATTCAGCGACAAGATACACAGTGCAGCATATGCGTAAACCCTGCAATCAAGTGCCTCATTCCTTGTGCGCGTTTTGACAAAATCGCGGCGTGGGAACCCTTTTTGATACTTTGTGACGATTTTCTCAGAATTTGCTAATTGCTGATAATACTCGTCAGAACGCCCCGCCGGAAAATGACAATAGCCCGCACCTTCAGATTGTACGCGCAATCTGGAAAAAATCAATTCCTTGATCGGAAAAGTGCCGACGGCAAACAATTTAATTTTACCAATGTTGTTTTTTGTCGGTCTGGACACTAATGGACGCTGTTCGCCGCCCATACCTTTGATAGCGAAAATGCGCCTCCCCTCCCGTGGCCGGACAAAATTATACACCGCTTGCGTATAGTGACCACCACTATCTATGCAAGCTGCCCTAATGCCAAGCTGGCGACCGCTTTCAGTCGTGTAGGCCACCTTTAAAATATTATCAAGGTCGTTCCACAAATGCGGCGTGCTAGGGTCGCCATAAAGCGTTTTGTAACCCAGCGACCAACTTTCTTCATCACGACCCCAACCGACGATCTCTAGTTCAAGCCGGTCATCTTGCACGTCAATGCCAGCAGTAACGACAACAATTGGCTCTGGTATATGTTCACCCCACTCATCTTCGCGGCTTTGAAAATCAATGTCCCCTACAGTTTGTCCTTCATCTTCCCACGTTTCTGCTAAGAATACGTTGCAAAAAACCCTTAATGTATCTGGTGCCTTTTTAGCCGCTAAAAAATCCCTTGCCGCGTCGGCAAGCGGTGTCCAAGGCGAATAAATACCATTTAAATGAAAACCGGCTATTTTAATATGAGGATATTTCGCAACCCATTCCCCGTTGCGCACAGCGCGGTATCTAGCCGCGTCATCCCATACACTTCCGCATTGCTCACAAATATAGCTGGCAGTTTCCGGCTTGTCTTTTTCCCACTGTACCTGAGACCATTTTAGGGTTTGCTTGTGACCGCAATCGCGGCAAGGCACATAATACTGCCTTTGATCGCTCTCCTGATATGCTGCCTCGATCCTAGATGCGCCTTTGTTAGTTGGCGTGCTGACCATCACGATTTTTCGGTTGTATGTAAAGGTTGCTGTTCTTTTTCGGCCTAGATCAATAGGGTCGCCCTCTGTCCCTGCTGAATGTGGGTATCTATCAACCTCATCAAAGAACACGCACCTAACCGGCCTAGATGCTAGGCCGGCAGGGCTGTTAGCACCTACAATAGCTATATAACCGCCGATGAAAGATTTTTGCAGCAAGGTGTTTCCGCTATCGCGGCTGCGTGGGTCTTTTACCGCATTTTTCAATGCCGGCGTATCTCGCAGCATCGGGGCAAGGCGGTCATTACTCCACGTCTTGCCCATTTCTAATGTTGGCTGCACAACAAGCATCGGGCTTGGGTCTTGCGAAATGTAATAGCCTACAGCGTTGTTTATGATTTCGGTCTTTCCGATTTGCGCGCCGGTCATAAAAACAACAGTTTCAATGCTAGGGTCGGATATTGCCGCCATCATACCCCGCTGGTATGGAGCGCGGTCTGTAGACCATAAACCGGCCTCTGCGCTGCTTTCCCTTGACAAAACCCTATATTGGTCTGCCCATTGATCAATAGAAAGATCAGGCGGCGGTGCTAGGCTCTGTAGGGTTTTCTGCGCTATCTTCGCTAGGTTCTGACCCACGCAAAGGTTGAGTGACCCTGACTTCAACTTCTGCGATTTCTTTGAGGGCATCAAAAATATTTTCCTTTAAAATGCTTTTGACTTCAACTAACTTTTCGGCTGCGTATACTTCTGGCGCAACACGTTGCGGGAATGCAAGCAATTTTTGCCGCATATTTTGACTAACATCAATCCAAGCCTTTTCGACGTCAGCCGCAGGGATAAGCTGCTCTTGTATTTGCGCCTTTTCCATTTCCGCTAAATCGGCGCGGGTTTTAGTCAACCTAGTGCGATGCGCGTTGTAATCATCTCCGCTAGTATCTGCCCTGATTGACCTTTCTTTTAAATATTTTATATAACCCTGCACCGCCGGCACAAGCTCGTATCTGCCACGCTCCGCTTTCGGGATTACGCCTTCATTAGATAATTGCTGCACGCGGCGCGGGGTTAAATCTAATAGCTTGGCAATAGTTTGTAGTGGAAAGGTTTGCGCAGCCATTATTTTTTGATCAACCTCATTCCGTATTCATTTGGCTCTGAGGGGATTTCTATGTCATCGCGCCGGATTAGCTTATTTTTTTTAAACGGCTTATAATCAACGTGATGATGCCATCTGCCAAACTTCCAAACTAGCTCAGAGACATCAGGGTGCATATCAACCTGCATTTGACTTTTTGCCAGTGTTCCCTCTTTTGCATAAAATTCTTCTGTATTACCGCCTTTAATGACTTGCGTTGTGGTTTTCATTTGCAAGAAAGCGTTAAACTGAATTGTGCACCAGCCCGCTTTTAGCATACGCAAAGATAGGTCGGTGTCCTCGTTATATCTGCCCCGCCAACGAAAAGGTGAGCTATTACGGATAAAATTGCAAGAATAAATGCGCGTATTGCAAACGAAAGGCGGCATTTTGCTTTTACGGGATGCAAACATAAAATAATTTGGACCAGCCATAGACACGTTTTTGTAACGCAAAACAAAATCTTCCATAGCACGCCAAAACGACGGGCTGGTTGTTTTTATCTTTATATTATTGTTTAAGCGATAAAAGCCATTAATGTTGTCATCCATTACCCAGTGCCATTCGTGACCATTCGAAATAGCGTGATCCCACGCAAAATTCCTTGCCGCCCCTGGTCCCTTGCTCTTTGTATCGCCTAAATCATCGAAGGTGTCATAATCGCGCTGATATTGCTTATCTAGCACTAATATCTTTTTTTTATCTATAACCGACGCATAATCTTGATATTGCTGTTCTTCGACAATTATGTGATAAGGCACGCCCATTTCTTCTAATGATTTCGCAGTTAGCCTTGTGTCGTGCCGTCCCTTCGATGGGATATACAGCGGGAAATTAGGCATCAGCGACATATTCTTTGTCCGCCATTCTGTCTATTTCAATTTCTGGAAACCAAACATATCTTGTGCGGTCAGAAATCTTTTGATTGATTAACGCCGCAAATTGATCAACTGCCTCTTGATCTTTGAAGTGTATCGGAAAAGAACGGAAGGCGGTCTTGTCTTGCTGGTTAAATTCCGGCATCCCCGTCCATTCGGCTTCAGCGTCATTTTCGCCCTGTTCTTTTTCTAAAAACAGATTTTCAATCTCACCAAGATCAAAGCCGGTTTGCGTAACGTCATATCCCTCTAGCTGTAAATCGCCAATTTCCAAGGCTAATAAGGCGTCATCCCATTTCGTTTCTTCGGATACGCGATTATCCGCAATCCGATACGCCTTTATTTGATTTGCTGTTAAGTCTGTAGCAACGTGAACCGGCACGCTTTCTAGCCCTAGCTGTCTTGCCGCCTCTAATCTTGTATGTCCAGCAATTACAACCATTTCGGGGTCAACGACTATAGGCTGCCGCCAACCAAATTCTTTTATAGACGCGGCCACTTTTGCTATCGCCGCATCATTTTTGCGCGGATTTTTAGCATATGGAATGATTTTGTTTATTTCCGTTTGTTTAATATCCATTGTAAAACGAAACTCCCTTTTTATTTCTACCGCTAGCCATCTTTCGTGCTGCTGAATAACC